TTAAGCGCTCATATATTTTTGGTGTGAATTTCGAACATTATCCTTGTTAACGGTACAATAAATCATAGTGGTATCTATTTTTTCGTGACCTAAATATTCTTTAACCTCTTCCAGCGGCATTCCAGCTCGCAACAGGTCTGTTGCTGCGGTCCTCCGGAATCTATGTGGATGCACCTTATCAACTCCGCACTTACAGCCTAGCTGTCTGAAAATATTCTCAATTCCTGCCCTAGTCAATCTTTGATGTGGACTGCGTATACTTACAAACAAGGCTTCATTATCATCAGTACGGGAATCCAGATATTGTTTAAGGTGATAAAATGACTTAGGATTAAGGTATGTTTCTCTTTCTTTATTTCCTTTCCCAAAAACAGTAACCCCGACATCGGAAAAATCTATATCCTGTCGATTCAACTGCCTTAATTCTCCCACACGAATTGCGGTTGAATATAATACTTCCAGCATTGCCAAATCTCTTTCACGGGAACAACTACTTCTCAATTGCTCCATTTGTTCCCCCGAAAAAGGCTTTTTAATTCTTTTCATTTCCTTAAATGGCCGTATGCTAGGCATAGGATTGGTCGTAATATGCTGCTTTATTTGTAGCCAAAAGAAAAAAGAGTTAAAAACATGTCTGATATCGTTCAAATATCCGTTTGATACATTGCGTAATTTTTTGTATTCTTTTAGATATTCAGTGAGATCATTATCATTGATATCTTCGATATTTTTATGTACCTTATTCAGCATAAGTGAAAGGTGAAGTCTATAATTTTTAATTGTTTCTAAAGATAGTCCTTCGCTTTTCCGTTCTTCCAGATAGAGGTTCAGGTAAAATAGATAATTTTTTGATTCTTCATCATTTTCAACTGGTTTTGATGAGATTTTATAATGTAAAAGTCGCCTGTTCAATACTGCTTTCAAACTATCGATCTGTTCCGATGATAATTTTTCTTTCAAATCATTAATAATCTCAAGGATAAGTTTTTCTTTCATTGAGTCCCTCCTATAGTATATTTTGATTAATTATACTATAGGAGGACGGCCTTATTATTCAGTTTTCATAATCTCTGCTTTCTCTTCTTCTGTCAACCAGCCCTTTTTGACAGCATTAATAAGATACTTTTCATCTTTGGTTTTATTATAAATTCGTTTCAATGTATCAAACATAATCTTACCTCCCACTATACAAGTGCTTCCATAACTAAAGTATCGGCAGTTTCTTCTACAGCCGTAATTCGTGCGTCCTGCTGGCGTTGGCTTACCATCCAATCAGGTTCCTTCTGCAGTGTTACCGTAACAATATCGGCCATTTCATCTGTTATTTCATCAATTATTACATTCTTCTTTTTGCTAATTTCGATGAGAATAGCAAAATTTTTAAATGCTGACAATGCATTACCTGCTTCATCTAAAAGGAATATTTTTTCCAGTGCTTCTGCAGCAGAAAATTCCTCCTCAAGTAAAACAATGTCCCCATTTTTGAAACTGATTTTCAGCTCATTTCCAGTATTGACAAAGCTGTAAATTTCCAGTTCCTTCTGATTGTACGAGATTTTTTCCATATTATTTTCCTTCTTTCTTTAATTTTTAAGCCTTGCGGCTTGTTAACAGTTACTCAACAAAATAGCGATTTAGTAGCGGCAGACGGTGAAAAGTTTAGGTACGGAAAAACTGCAGACGGTAAGCGTGGATATATTATTACAAATGAGGCAGGTGCTGATACAGTAATCCCTTTTAGCCATAGCATTGAAGTCATATATAACAGCTCTTCCTATAATTCTTCTTATACTTTTGTTGAGGAAGGTGATTATATTATTTCAAGTTGTATTTGCAAAGAAGGATGGGTAGAAAAGGGAGATCCTATTATAGAACTTAGCGTTGCTGAAATTTATAGTAATTATCAGTCAACAAAATATTCGGGCAATAATGACGAAACAGCTATACGTTTTAGTTATTTTCACGCTAAGGCCGGTAACACATGTAGATCCTATATAACAGGCATTGATGATACCAGACATGGATATCTTACTATTCTGAAAGTAAGTTAAAGCGGACTTTAATATATTACATATGTTGTTGTACTAATGGCTACCCAACATGTCGCGCCTTCGCCCCGTGTGTCTCCTCCAGTAATGTCTGCATTACAGCGATTTATTTTAGCATTATGAGTATATAAACCCGTTGATGGGTTGTAACTTTTATTTAAAGTGTATTTGGGGCTAGTGGTTGAGGCACGGCCTCCTGTACTCCATCCCAATTCTATACTATTAATTTGGGCTATAAAATTATCTGTTGTCAGTTTGGCATAGTCATTGGGGAGTGCTGCTTTAACATCAATAGTGGCACCATTACCCAAATTGATAATGGTACTACCCAATTTTTTTGTTACTGCATCAGCACCCGCGACCGGAGTATACGTAATATATACACCGTCCTCCCTGGCATCCATGCCTTGTATTGCACCCGCATCATTTAGAGCTGTTAAATCGCTATTTATCTGATTAAACTGTGCTTGGATAACGGGTCCCTGCCTCGCATCTATACCATATCCAGCAGCTGTTGTTGATAAATTATTCGCCAGACCACAAAAAGCAGCTGTCCCTAAATCTGCAAAGAATTTACAAATTTTCCCCCATACCGTCCTATGGGTATCACCAGACGCGATATTTGTTCTGGAGCCTGCTTTTGTAAATTCAATAACTGAATCCGGGTTTGCCATTGGCCGATATGAATTCCCTTTGTCATCCTGAATGTCGATATTATTAATAGCCATATGACTTCCTCCTCTATTTTTACATTTTCTTAAAGAAAACTTTAACTTCTTCAGCAGACTTATAGTCTGTTCCAAATTTTATGTTATCTCCATCTTTTCCAGCCGGACCTTGTGGACCGGTCGCCCCGGTTGCTCCTTTAGCTCCTGTAGGACCAGTCGGACCAGTCGCTCCCATTGGTCCTGTGGCCCCCATTGGTCCTGTAGCCCCCTTTTGAGCTATCAACGTCCACTTTGTCGTATCAAATGTACTGGAAGTATGGCTGCTTACACATGCATAACTATTCCCGTCTTTTGTAACAATATCTATGTAACTTGTATCATTGACATATGCTGTATTGGCCGTCCAGGCTCCCTTTACTCTTATAGAGATACCCTTATCTCCTTTTGCGCCCTGTGCTCCTGTAGCTCCCTGTGGCCCTGTAGCTCCCTGTGGCCCTGTAGCTCCTGTGGCTCCTTTCTGCGCTATCATTGTCCATTTTGCCGTGTCAAATGAGGAAGAAGAATGACTTTCTTTGCACGCATATGTGTTACCATCTTTCGTAACAATATCAATATAACTTGCATCATTGACATATGCTGTACCGGCAGTCCAGGCTCCCTTTACCCTCATGGAGATACCCTTATCTCCTTTCGGTCCCTGCGCTTTTTGAATCTCATCGATTTTATCGAGTAAGGTCTTACCATCTGAAAAAAGGACACAATCAGATGCTGTCAGCACATCGACATCTTCCAGCACCTGTCCAGTTTCTTTATCAACAATCTGTAGCCTTATCTTTGTTAAATCCGCCATAACTAATTACCTCTTTCCACGATTTTCATTCCCATATCGGGGCTTATCCTAATACTATCGCTGTTTGATTCACTGGTACCATTCACCACAAAATAAAAGGTTTTTTCCTTTCTCTGGGAAACGGGAATATTTTCGCTTGTGACCACAATATCTACCTTGTTACCTAAAACCTGATAGATATCATTTTTTACCGCTTCCAGTTCGCCTTTGGTAGCCGTAACCACATTGGGGTCGATGAGCAGCTCCACCGCATCCACATTAACCAGTACGATTTCCATAAGGAGACTCATTTCATTAATGATTCCATCCCGTATCGTAACTTTAGGAGTAGCTGGTGTATTACCAACAGCTATCATATGTCCATCCGGATCAAATACCCCCATTTCACGAATCGTGAAACCTCCAATCTCTCCAGGAATGATAGCTTTAGTAACGATGATATTCTGGGAATCCGAACTAATCTCGCATGAATTAATATCTCCACGCCATAATTCGTTCTTAAGCTTCGTCTGCGTGGCCGATGGTTTATAATAGCTGCCTTCTCCATCCCCTACAGCAATCTTAGATATATTAACCTTTTTTCCTTCTGCAATTGCCTGGGTCATCAGCTGCTCACCTATATCTGTCACGATGCTGCAATACTTTTTTTCTTCCATCTTATCCTCCTGCCTTTATCTTTATCTGTGTCCCCATATATAAGGTAGCTGCCACCTGAAGCTCTCCTCTTGTAGCTATCCTGTCAGGGACATATGCCTGTACCTTAATACAACTGCATATCCCGCCAACCGCTATCACCTTTTCTATGGCTGTTGTTCTGTATGTAAAGCGGAAGTGTGGAAGCGTACTGGCCTGCTTCACTTTCATCACTTCGGAAAGGATGCTGTCATAGTCAATCAAGCCTTCTTCTTCCGGTACTTGAATATCTATAAATATTTCAGCCCATCTTGCAGGATCCGTTTTCCATAGTGGTTCTATGGCCGCTTGAAGTCCCAGGGAGGCAATCGCAAGTAAAATTCCCTTTTCCGATCCTGCCAGTTCCGCAATGATTGCTTTCATCTGCAGGCGATTTCGGAATCTATCAATGGATTCCGTACGCATACGAAACATACCTCGATCCTGGCCTGTAACTTCCAGTAAAGCCTTATCCTGGGTAGAAATGTATCGTTGTCTACGTAAGCGTAAAATATCCTGTTTCATATCATCAAATATTCTGCCGGTTACTTTGAAAAACAGATAAAACTGATTTTTCTGTCTTTCCTTTTTCAGAGGAGCCGGTAACAGATAGAACAGATAGTCCGCAAATTTCTTAAACATGCTGCCCCTCTCTTTCTATTGTTATTTTAACCTGCCCTAATATAATCACCTGATCCTTATCTACTATCACATCTTCCTGCGGTACGGTATATTTGACATTTTTGATGATTTCAATTCCTTTTTTTAGCGCATAAGATAAGTCAAATAAAATAAACTCATTCAGGTTTCTATCCTGATCTATCTTAAAATAATCAATGACAATTGCTTCAGCTCGTTCTGCTATGCCTTCATCCGCTGCCAATCCTGGAAGGGTAATGGTAAGATCCACATTTTGATACGTTGTATCTGCGCTTTTTACAAGAATGTTGTCATATTCTCCTTTGATACTATCAGCTGCCTTACGGACTTCTTCTAAAAGCTTTTCTGTCGCCGCCCCCATTGTCGATGTTACTATAATGTCTATTGTTCCCTGGCCTCTGGGGTGCAGGTCATCCACACGTACATGTAACACCCCCTTCACACCCTCACAAATATTTTTATACTTTAGGGCTATCGGCCTGCTGGAAAGTTCCGCCCACGCATTCAATATCCGTTCCCGGAATGCCTCCTGGCTTTCTTCATTACTTCCTTCTTCTGTAATCCAATCCTGTTCATTGCATATCTTATTAATGCCTTCCAGATGGATCATACATTTATCAACTTGCCCTTCAGGAAGGTTGTATTTGCTTCCAGCCTTTTCAGCCGCCACAGGGACTATTATACTGCTTTCTTCAGCCAGCATTTCTACAGCCTGTGTGGAAAAGAAACGTAGTTCCTCATGGTTGATATCCTTTTTCGTTTTAAAGATTGTATTAATAGGAATAACAAATGTCCTGGCCTCTGCGTCTGGATCCCTATAAAGTGTTATTTTTCCGCAAGTATTCTTAGCTTCCTTTCTCTTCTTTGTGAAATCTTCTCCCAATAAATCCAGCCATTTCCCGGTTGCATGCCTTACATAAAAATGGGATAGCAAGCTACGCAGCAGGATCAGTAATTCAACTTTTGCCTGCAGAATTATCTGTAAAAGCATGTTGAATATTCCTCCGGAGCTAAAGTTGGTAATTACAAACCCTTCCTTCTTTAATTCCTCCACATAGGTTTCCTTCAGCTCCTCCCTGCTGGTAATCGGGAATATCTCATCCAGAATCTTTTCGTCAATCATCCTGCACCTCCACACGGATCCTGTCTAGGGATGTTATAATACTATAAGTTTGTTCATTTGCAATAAACCGGAATGTCACCCGGACTGTAAGCGTTTCTTCCGAAAAAGTGATCTGGGTCTTAATACTTGTCGTATCGATATAATCCCTCCTGGATAACTTTTTACGGATCCGTGTATCAATGGCCGTCCGGATCAATTCAGAATCATCTGCCTGAATAAAATCAAGCAAGGACCAGCCATAATCCCTGTCATAAAACAACTCTCCCTCCTGCGTAAGGGATTCCAGGCGAATGTCCTGTAAAATACAGTCCCTATCAGTTACCACCGGCGCATCCCCTGTCGCTGCTTGTGTCAGTCTCCAATCCTCATCCAGCCGGATATCTACCATCTTATCCTCCTACAATAACAGCTTCCGTTTCTCCGCCAATAAACACAACCGTAACAATATCTCCTACCTGATAACATTCTCGGGAATCAATATGGATTAATTCCGGATATTCTGCCATTTCATCTTTACCATTCGTCAATACCTTTACTCGGTACCGGAAGGTATGTCCTGTAAGGATATAATCCCTACGTTCCCCTGTCTCTTTATCCTGCAGGCTAACTTCATAGCTGTATTCCTCCTGCAGCTTCTCTGCTTTCGTTATTTTTGCCCGCATAGCTGCAGGATGGGCAACATAAGGGTATTCATCTTTAATCTGTTTTAATAAAGTCTGTGCCATTTTTTCAATCATGCCCTAACCCCTTTAAAACCATAGCTTTGTGCGTAACCAGCCATCTTCATTTATAAAATGGCAGGATCGTTTTATCTGAAACTCACCGCTTATATAGGGATGATCTATTTCTATCATCTGCGAATGTCCGATAAACGGGACACACATAGTAAGCATTACCCAATAACCACTCGATCGTGTAAGAGAAATAATATTGCTGCCATACTCAAATATGTAAACATCCTCCTGATCTGGTTCGATCCCCCAATAAAATTTGCCCAGCCGGAAATAGCTTTTTATATCCACCTTCCATAAAGAATTAATTTCCTTCAGGAAGTCAACCACAGATTTCTGGATAATAGAAACCACCGGTTTAATTGGATATATTTCTTCAGCTAATTCATAATCATGAATTCCCGCTTTTAGCAGCCCAAACTCTACCAGTTCCTGTGGTGTAACATCTAAAAAAGTATTACTTACTTTAGTTTCCGCCAGCTTGATACTATAATCCTTTGCCAGGATTTCATCTTTAGCCCCTGCCATATTGTAGGCCTTCTCAACTATGCCTTTAAATATTGGCACCATGCTTCCAGAATAGCCCGCATAAATCTCCACATCCGCCTTATCATTTACTTGTATACTTCCCTGAAATTCCTCAGTAAAGCTAATTTTGCACCAGTCATACGGTTTTTGGGGATCGCTATAGCACATAAATGTAATCCCTCTCTGAAGAATATAAGGACCAATCAATACCTGAAAATCAGGATAAAACAAAACTTCCGTTTTCATACTTATTCCTCATCTGTTGCTGGGGACGCTACAGTTTTGTCTGCTATTTTTGGTGCGCTCCCCCGGTTATTCTGTAAATAAGCAGAATAATTTTCATTTAAGTTTGCACCGGATGAGCTTGTACTTGCCGCTGCTGCTGATTTACTTCCTTTTTTCTTTGCTTTGATTGTCTCCGGTATATACTCCAAAAATTCCAGTGTAACCTTCAGTACATCTTTATTATTGGCTTCTTTAGATACCAAATTCTTAAAAATAACCTGGTCAACATTCCTGATTCCTGTATGAGCACTTATTATCTGGTGGACTTCCGGAAGCTCCTGTCCATTTATCCGAAACAAATTCTGTATAACTATTAGCTTTTCTTCTTTTGTTGCATTAGGACTGTCGTATAATTCCAGTTCTATATTTATAGTGGCATCCTCATATCCAACCGCTTGTTTTGGTTTTACAGAACTGCCTTCCACTTCCTGCTCATCCACCTTGGCTGGAGTCGTCACTTCCATACTCTTATAAAGGCCAGGAAGAATCACGCCGTCTATCATGACATTATCATCATCCATATAAACCATCCTGATTCCTCCCTTCCTTTATGCTGGCTGCGGTTCCGGATCCGGACTCTCTTCCGTCCCGTTACTGTTCGTATAAGCTTCTATTTCATCTATCAATTCAAACAGCTTTTTTAAATCCTTCAGTTTTTTTAGTTCTACCTTCAGCTCCAGATGCTCAATAATAGTTTTTTTAGGAGCTATTTTGCTTTCATCTTTTTCTCCGGTAATATTTCCCATTTCAGGTAAATCTTTATCTTCCTTTTTATATTCCGGCCTTGCTGTTGTAAAGTTCATTCTTTCAAAGGACTGTTCTACAGTTTCAGCAGGAATATTTTCCGTCTGCTTAATTCCGGTTCCAAACGTTTCCAGCACGCGCCGCCCCGATAAAGTAAGCGTTGAAAGAGGCCCTGTCTTGGCATCCGAGAATGGTAACATTTCTCTGATTTTTTGTAGACCACCTTTAATTGCATTCACTGGCGCAGATACAGCACTTTTAATTCCCTCTGCAAAGGTATCCAGCACTTTTTTTCCGGATTCCCGGAACCAGGTAAAGGAGTTCGAAATCTTATCCTTGACCTTTTGCATGCCCTCCCCAACCTTTCCGGCTATGGATGATAATTTTCCGCCTGTCAAATTGTCCAGGAAAGTAAATCCGGCTGTATAATACCCTTTCACGGCTTCCATGGCACCGGCTGCTATGCCTCTAATTCCACCGCCGTTCGCTTCATATGCGGCTTTGATATTATCGAGTTTCTCCGATACTGTTGACCTTGCCGCCTCAAGGATACTCCCGGCAGCGTTTTTCACCCCGGAGAACATATTTGAGAAGAAGGAAGCTACCGCGCTGGCTCCTTCTTTGATGCCTCCCCAGATCGCATTAACCCCATTTCTAAACCATTCGCATTTGTTGTATAAAAGCACGAATGCAGCAATTAGAGCCACAATTGCAATAACTATCCAGGTAATCGGATTAGCCAGCAAAGCTGAAGTAAATCCCCATACAGATGTAATAAGCGGCTTAAGGGCGGTCGTTGCTGCTGATAATGCATTTTTCCCCATTGTGGCAATTCCACCGGCAAAGGTTTTTATGCCACCGGCAGCTACATTTCCGGCAGCCTGTATCTTACCAAATGCCCCCCGAATTCCATCCCCTGCATACAAGGCCTTTAGATATATTGTTTCCAGCCCTCCTGGGATAGCCTTTAACACACCACCGAATTTCAGGACCATGCCAGCGGTACCAGTAAAGATACGGCCTACGGTACCTACTATTGTAATTGTGGTGCCACTCACTGCCAGAAATGCACCTAATACCAGGGCCACCTGCATAATCACCCGGACTAAATCTTGGTTATTGGCGATCCATGCATCCCCTCTGGTTAACACACCATCAATTCTACCCATTAGATCATTCACTGTAGGTAACAGGGTATTACCAATACTCTCGGTGGTATTATGTATCTTTTGGTTTAACTGCTCAAACTTGGCAGGTTCGGTACTGTTGATTGCATCCGCCATCTGCTGTGTCGCTGCGGTTCCTTGTCCCATAGAATCATACAATTTTAGGATATTATCCTGCATAGCTCCGGTTTTGTTGTACATCAGGTCTATTAACGCAACGGCTTCCTCGTCTCCGAAAGCTTTCTGTAAATCCATTTTTTCAGCAGCGTCTATGGTATCACCAAACTTGCTTTTTAGTATTTCAAGTATTTCTGGCATGGAAAGAAGTTTGTTATTTGCATCTGTAAATTTTAATCCCAGTTCCTCCCCGCCTTTTGCTGCCGATTTCAGGAATGCCCGGTATTTAGTACCTGCTTCCGAGCCGGACATTGTAGCCTGCAGCATACCCAATACTGCTAACTGCTCTTCCAACGGTACCTGAGCCGTCGTCGCCGATGCTCCCAGAGTCTTTATGGATTCCGCCATCCCAGATCCCGTGGTTTTAAATGCTTGTACGGAATTGGATATTCCTGCAGAAAACATTTCAGCAAATTGCATGTCAGATAGATCGGAATAAAAATCTTTATAAATTCCATACCCTGTGGCAAATAGGTCTGTCATTTCGCCGATCGTAGATTTTGTTGCCGTAGCTGTAATACCTGCGACCTCCGTATATCCAGCCACTCCTGCATCTGTCAAAGTTGATATACCGGATTTAATATCATAGGCGGCGCTTATAAACTCCGGTTTTGTGGTGCCAGCCCATGTACTGGAGAACTCTTTGGCAGCATTTTCTATCGTCTGCAGATCCTTTACGCCTAAACTGGAAAGTTCTCCCAACGCCTTCCGTGTCTCAAAGGTTGCTTCCACCGGCTGGAGCACTCCCGCAGCTATCTGGGTACCTGCGGCCGCCATAGCCGCCCCACCAGTAATCATGTTCCCGAAACTCTGGTTCATGCCATTTATTTTCCCCATAGCTCCTTGGACTTCGTTTCCTATGCCTCTCATAGGAGAGGACAGTCGGTCAACCATGGAAAGAATAACGCTTAACTTATAAATTGCTTCAAACCCCATGCCCCCTCCTTCTAAAGGTCAAAAATATTTTTTATAGCTTCTGCTATAGCCTGGCCTTCTACTTTTTCAAGATATCTCGCCATTGCAAGATACTTTATATAGGTATCCATATCTACTTGCTCCAGGTTTACTCCAGCCAGGAACGGTTGGGGAACATATTTATAAATTTCCAAAAAACCAGCATCCAGAGAATTCTCTATTTCCAAACTGTTTTCACTTAAAGCTTCCGAAAATTTATATTGTCACCTAACCCTAAAGCGGATAGCAGCTTGCTTCCACAGTTCATCGGTAAACCAGGATACTTCTGCGACTTTGCTGTAAATTCAGCCCTTTGTTCCTCTACAATATTATCATTCGTAAAAGCCTCTGTTGACTTCGCCATACTCTTACTGGCTGTTTTCAAATACCTGTTAAAGGATGCTGTCGTAGGTTTCCTGAAATAGTATCGGAATGTATTTCCTTCGTTTTCGTCGTCCTCATCTACCGTTATATCAATCTGATAAACCTCTCCATACTTAGCTTTCAGCTTATCAATATCTTTGATATCTACCAATTCCGTTATAACTGTTTCCGTATTTTCAGCGTCAAGTGCTGTAAACTGTGCTTTGTCACTCATTTCGATCCTCCGATTTTTGACATTTATTTTGTTATTTACTTAGTAATAGGAGCCAGGCCGTCACGTTCAATTACTCCAGCTATCAGCAGGTCGATATCCACTTTCAATGATTTATCACCCTGCGCATTTTTATGGCTGAATTTGCTAAAGGATACTCTGTTCAGGACATCCTGCCGCGTTCGTTCCCCTGCACTTGCGTAGGATACAATAACCTTGGGAAATTCAATTTCATACAGCGGGATTCCCTGGCCTTTGCAATAATCTACCAGATCGTCATAATCGTCTCGCAGAAGAGATAATTTTCCGGTTGGCTTATAATTACCTTTACCATATCCTCTTGGCTTGCTCCCTTTGCCATAAACAAGCTCCTTCTCCTGTTCATCGTCGTAACTTATTTCCTGAATTTCAAGTGCCAGGCCAGGAAGCTGCAAGTCCACATCTCCCCAATCATACGCCTTTCCATTTACTTTTAATGACATCTATTTCACCCCTTTCACGCAGCCTTTGCATACGGATTTAACATACCCAAATCCACTACAATTTCCCTATATTTTCCACGCGGTGTATAGCGGATAATCAAACGGAATATTTCATCTTCGAGTATATTCTGGCCGCTTGGGACAGTAACCGTAACTGCTGATATTTCCTTTGCTTCAATCATCTTTTCCAGCGGTACCTGAATAAATTTTGCCTTGGCTGCCAGATCTGCGTCTACATTCTCCAGGTCAATATCTGACTGCAGCTGTTTCAATGCCTCTGTACGAGTTACCCGTATGATTTTATTCAGTACCCTAACATCCTCCGCATATCTGTAATCTGTTCCTTCCGGCCCCATCATACGGGCATTTGTGACGTAAAAGCCTTCCAGGCCGTCATAAGTCCTGAAGGTCAGATATCCGGCTAAGTCCAATCTTTCAATAAAATCCACGTTTATATCTGTGGGAAGTAATCTCTTTACCTTGCTTTCAGGTAAGCTAATCACTGCTGTTTCTCCGATGGACTTGTTAACCGCTACTCTGGCATACAGGCCAGCTACAATTCCGGCCATGTTGGTGTCTCTTGTTAAACCGTCAAGGCCTGTATAGGATGCCCTGGCAGGAACTACCTGGATGTCAAAGTTTGCCACAGCCTTTCGATCCTTCTCCAGTTTCGTCACATAATCTTCCATGGATTCCTGGCCTTTTTCGTAAGCTTCTAAAATAATGAAAAATGGTTTATGCCATTTTGTTTTCAGTTCTTTTTGCTTCTCGGAAACAGCCGCCCACAGGTCCGGCTCCGTTTCACCGACAATATGCACATATTCATAGGTAGTGGTAATGTCCTTAAGTTTATCAACTGCGCTCAATATATCCTGGTTCGTCATTTTGGGGGCAGATGTCGCCACCTGAAATACATCCCCCACCTCAAACTCATCATTCTCTGCGGCACTGAATGTCAGCTTCAGCTGCGCCTCCTCAATCACATATTCACCACCTGCAGGTACGGTAATTTCATCAGAAAACGAATAACCGCCGTTCAGGGAATATTGGAATGCCGCCGCATTCAGACTTCCTTTCCCTGTAATCTTTACCTGCAGTAAGAACGAATTGGTTGGTGTTCCACTCACGGCAACTGTTCCAGTGCCAATAGCGTCCGACTTCACTTCACCTATAGTTCCGGCAGTACTGGCAGTAACCGGAATGCAAAGGATCTGGCTGGCTCCATTCTCCACACTATCCATTGTTTTATCCGCTAACGGACTTAATCCCAGCCAGTTTTTTATTTTATCAGCAGACATACTCCCGGTAATAACGATCGGCTCATTGCTGATAACAGGAGAGGCTCCGATTTTTACACTAACACCTGTTCCCTGATTTTGAGCCAGTCCCAGGAGGCCGTCTGTTACTACATGTCTAACATCTCTTAACATCCCGTTTTCCTCCTTCTAAAAATTCCTTTTCAGCCTGACTGTATTCGTCTTCCAGTACCACTTTCCCAGGCTTCCAGCCTTTCCGGGCACAAAGCCCGCAATGGATTGCCATAGGCACCTTATGGGCCATCCGCCACTCCTCTATGGTTCCGTTCCGGTTCTCTGCCGGTTCCGCTTTTTTGCTTGCCATCTTTACTCCTTCCCGACCTGGATATCCACCTTATCTGTCTGCAGATAATCCGTATCTTTGTATAAGCCGCCATTGCAAAGGACCAGCAGCTGCACAGCCACCTTACTTTTCAGTACATGATCCTTTTCATCCATCCATTCCGCCTCATCCGCCTCGATGCTTACATAATTCCCATCCACATAAAACCCTGCAGGCAGCTGCTCTAAAAAGTTCTCATAGATTGCTTCGGCTGCTTCCACGGTGTATTCCCCAATTACAATGTTAAAAGATGCCATCCTGGAAAACAGCCGTTTCCGTTTCCGCTTTTTTCCATCTTCCCCGGTATAAACCCGGTTCAATGGCTCCTTTTGCAGTGATTCTTTTTCAAACAGCACGGCTCCCACATGACTTTCCTGTGCCAGGCTTAAAAACTTCTGGGAGGTATACGGTTTATTCCGGATACCTGCCGCTTTCAAGGTTTCTATTAATATCTCTCTGCATTCTGTGATCATGGATCATGCCTCCTCCAGGGCCTTACCCAACAGCTTTTTTATTTCCTCTTCATCCTCTTCCGAAACTCCCAGGAAAGGCCGGGCCGGTATCGTAACTTTCACTTCCTTTTTACTTACCCAGCGGCCATTTATCTGGAAACGCAATACTTTTTTCCGCTTGGCTTTTATTGTCCGGGTATCGCCAAATTGATGGGTTGCTGCCCGGATGTCATTTGTCCCTACGGCCAACCCATCCACCGATGCCTCGCTGCGGATGGATGTGCGCAGCGTACTGCTCTTTGTCAACGTTTTTCCGCCCTCATTTCTGGCCCTTACGGACTGCCTCCATTTTTTCCCTTCCGGGGATTTTTCCGTCTGGAACCTCTCGATTGTGGAAGTCCGCAAGCCTTCCGCAATTGCATTATTTATTCCGGCCTTGTCCACACTGGCAATCCTTCCCAGGCGTTTCATAAGCCGCTGCACATCCCCATCGACTTTCACATTTACAGACGACATTTTAATACCCTTTCATGCTTTCCCTAGAAAACAGGCGTTCTGAATGCTCCATCCGGAAGCCCTTCTGGGCTGCTTGGTTCTGGCTGCTCCCTGTTTCGCTGGTGCCGATATCTATTAATCCTTTTGCAACACCTTCCAGGAATTTTACCGCCGCATTATACCTGTTGAGATAGGTTTTATCCCTGTCGGACTCATCGATCCCGATCCGGCTCATCAAATTATATACAGCTATATCCTTACTGAACTTATTTAACACCTTGGGGGCCGGGGACATAGGCACATCGTACCGTTTGGCAAGGTAGCCGTCGATTTCGGCATCTGCATCCTCGATCGCCTCTTCTACAAGGGGCTGAAGGCGTTTTTTGCGCTCCTCCACATCCTCTATGTATTCTTCGCCCAGCAGGGCGTTATAGGTGCCTTCCTTAACTGCTGCAAATACTTCACTATCTGTACAATATGCCATCCCCGTTTCCTCCTATCAGCCTGCCGTGGTACCCGTGCTGCCATAGGCCATCTGCCAAAATCCATAGCCTACGCCATCCCTGGCGTTTACCCCATACAGATATTCGTCTCTCATAAACACGTTTTCGTCTGTTTCTTTGGTCATAGCGACAAACTTGGCTTTTTCTCGCTCCTGGAAAATGAAAGGTTTTAAGCTACGTTTGGTACACAACAGGTGCCACTGGGTCGGCTGGTCTGCCAGTTCCGTCCAAACCTCCACTTTAGCCAGGCCTTTATTAATGTTAGTTGTCCCATTAATTAAATCAGCCTCTAGGATCATGCGGGCTTCCTGTTCCAGGGCCGGAGGCACCAGGAGGGTGTCCGGCACCAGGTTTAAGGGCTGTCCCTGATCATTTTTCAGACTCATCATAGTTGTCCTGGCAGCAATAAAGGAATCCGCGCTCAGTTTGGCATCGGACAGGTTGCTGTAGGTTGTCTCCCCAACCTTATGGGCTTTACTATAAAAAGGTTTCCCATCATAGCAGAGGTCAGTGAACCCTTTTTTTACGGTTTCCGCTACCCGTTGCTCCTTATGAAGAGCTGTACTTTCACCCATACCTTCCATGAATGGGGTATACACGCCATAATTATCATCTTCGATATCCGTTCGCTTGACACCAACGGTAAGCTCAAACGGTTCGTTTTTTATGGTGTAATCATTCTCCGATATTTTCTGAATCTCCCTTTCTCCGATCCACTTCCGCAGGCCGGGAATGGCTCCCAGCCAACCATACAGGTTGGATGCAGTGGAAGATGGTACCGTGGTGGCTATCTTATCTGCCAGGGTTACTACATTACCCAAACCACGATTAAACGCGGCTGAAAAACCTACTCTCAGCTGCACAAGGGCAGCACTTGTTACTAACATTCCTTTGTCCTCCTCTTACTTAAGCTCCCGGCGTAACCGGTACATTTACGGTTATATCCATTCCCATTGTGCCTACTTGGACAGTTACGCCATCCGCCGCCACCTCCAGGATCGCCCCCACCGGGCTGGATCCTTCAGCCGTCAAGGTCAGAGTCGTAGCGTTTACCATATAGGCCGTTTTTAACAAGTCTGTTTCCTTTATCGTTGCATCGGCGGCCATAACAAAAGCTCCCCTGCGTACCGACACTACTTCGGCCCCATCTGCTCCCTGGCGGTTATTGGCATAGCTTTGCGCCACACCGGCAATCACCAGATCCGCCGCTTTGGCGGCAGGGACCGCATAGCCATCCGTATTCAGAGCCACCATAGTACCCTGTTCTATGACCTGGCCCCCAGCAACCTGTAATACCAGGTTATTTGCGCCTGTCCGTTCGTTTCCGATTCTTTCCATGTTTTATGCCTCCTTATCTGCATATTTTTCCAGATCCTCTTTCGTCAGCCCCAGGTTTTTCAGCACTACCGTATCTATTTCGGTTTTGCCTCCGGAAACCTTTGGATCCGTTGTTGCTGTTTTCCCCATAGGGACCACCGGCGTTGCTTTTTCACAAAAGCTTTGGAAACCGGTAGGATCCTTCAGGGCGTATTCAGCTGCCCATTCCTTCTGTGCGGCGGAAATTTTTCCGTCCTTTAAAGCTACGGTCACAGCATCTTCCGCTTCCCTTTTCGCAAACTTTTTTTTCAAATCTGCCAGTTCCGCAGCCATCCCCGTCCCGCCGTTCTGCAGCTGCTGGATCTTTGCCGTTACATCCTCCGTTTTTGCATCAGCCTTCAGGCTCAGCATGGACAGGATCGTACTGTTCGCCACAGGCTCTGTTTCCGTCCCTTTCTTCTGCAGTGCTTCCACTGCGTTTTTCACATCCTCTTCGGTTGCTGTTTCCGGCAGGCCCAGCATGGCTGCCAACATCTGTAAAAATTCCATCTTTTTTCCTCCTTCAGGATTTATATACCCAGCCGGGATCCCGGCAGAGTTAACGACTGCAAACATCCCTGTAATTGCCGGGATATTTGTCAGGGCCACAGAACTAATAGATACCGCCCTGCCGTCACTTTTCCGGACATTTACCACAGGGGACAGGTAACGGTATTCTTTATTTTTCAAGTATTCCTGCGCTTTAGGGGTCCATTCCACCTTTGCGATCAGGGCATCCTCCCCTTTGCGGATTTCTTTAATCCAGCCGCCTGCGGGGGCCTGTACGTTTAAAAGTGTCTGGTGTTCATAATCAATCACCAAATCGATTTTTCTATTTTTAAACTGGTTTATGATAGCTTGGCAGCTTTCCTCGTCTACCAGGAAATCCTGGTGCACGTTATGGACAGTCCCCAGGGGAAGGATTTTTATTTCCTCCGGCACCCCTTCCACAGCCACTTGATCCGCTGTGCATATAATTGTTGTTGGTTCGTCTTTCATCTTTATTACCCTCTCTAACGCCGTTATAACGCGTCAATTTGCGTTACAACTCTTTTACCCTCCGTTCCTTCCATCGTGGCTCTTTTCGTCCGCATTTCGCCATTTACGTTGTTTCTCCTTTTTCGTATCCTGGTACACACCCTGCAGGCCTGGGCGGATGTTTTGCATATCCGGTTTCCAGACCGTTTTTGCCGGGTTCCCGGAAAAACCTTTATCCGGCCAATAAAAGACTGCCTCCCCTGTTTCCCGGTCGATTTCGTGGGGCATGACACTTTCTACATGCAGCCCCCGGCTCTTTACCTGTTCCTCCGTTAGAGACTTTACCCCGCACCGGCAGCGGAAGCCATTCGGGGGATACCAGATATCCCATATGGGATCATCACACCGGTATACCTTCCCCTCCATGGCGGCATGGGTGGGGCGTTCCTTCCCATCACCAACCGTTGTATACTGCCAGTATGGCCGCAACTTCCGGGTCATAGGGTCTGTCATGGCTTTATAATGTCCTGCATTATAAGCCGTCTGCAGGTTGGTCCGGTACACCACATCCGCTTTCCAGGGATTTATTCCTTCATAGCCTTTTTCCTCCAGGAAGTTGTTCATTTTTTCCCGGAAAGCCTCTTTTGTCGTTCCCTGTTCAATGGCAGCCTCCAACTCCTGCAGGAACTGTTCCAGGATTTCCAGCGTGGTATATCCGGATACGGTAAAGGCTTTTGCCCTGGCTTCCTCCTCCAGCTGTCGGTATAGCTTAGACGGAAGAGGCTTTTTCTGCTTCAGGAAATCGAGTGCGCTTTGGAATAATCCCTCTTTCGTGGATCCATAGGTCACATCAGCCATTTTCTTCCGCCGCCCTCCCTATCAGGTTTGCCAAATACATGCCCTGGGCAAGCAGTTCCTCCAATTCTCCACCATCCATCTGCTGGTACAGCTGTTTTAGCTGCTCTTTATCTTTCAGCTGCAGCTGTAACGCTTCCAGGCTGTCGGTTTTGTCAATTATATTGAGAATCGGCTGCAGGATCTGGGAAAAAATTTCGCTTCCCTTTTTCGTTGATTCCTCCACCAGGCCATCTATGTATGGCTGTAGATCAGTATCCTCTCCCGCCTTTAATTTGAGTTGTACTTCCGGCCCCGGCGCTCCAACCGGCTGCTGGCGCTGTGTCACCGGCTCGCCGCGTTCCGGCTTGGGAATCCCGAACTTTTTGTAAAGGTGGCGCTTCGGAATCTCCAGGCCCATGTCACAGGCCAGGGTACGGTATATTTCCGACGTTTCCTTTAAATCCTCGGCATCCTCTGTTTGGAATTGCAAGGTAGGGATAGGCGTTCCCGGGCCGAAATTAAACTCTACCAGGGGCCGGATTAAATCCCGGCGCAGGGTATTTTCCAGGGCATTGGCATCCGCCGCCGTCAGATCCTTACGTACCTCGTTATGGGTCTTGCTTTGTGCATAGCTGCCGCTTCCGGAGTCGCTGGTTAATGTCTGTCCCAGGACAGCCTTACTCATCTGCTCATCACAATACCGCGCCAGCTTTTCATAAATTTCTGCGCTGGACTGCTTATTGCTTTCGATAAATTCTATCGTTGTAGTGCTGGGAACAATTCCCGCCGCATCTGTCCCCAACTGGATAATGGCTTCCATGAGGGCTGCCTTATCCGCATCAGAGGCGGAAGCATCATATTTCCCCAGCCGCAGGGGCATCCCAAACACTTCGCAAAAGCTTACCCAATCTTTTAAATCGTAATTTTTGAACAGATACATCCAGCTAACAATCCGGAGGACTCCGGCCCGGCTGGGATGTCCGCTTTTTGCCTTGTACTTATGGACAATAAACTTGTTTTCCGGGAGGGGGATCCCCTGGGGATATTCTCTGGTGGTTATTTTTATCTCATCATCTATGCTGTCCCAGAAAATCTTTTTTGGGTGCACCCAGGTTATATCCTCCACCACATTCCGGCCCTGGCTGTCCACTCCCCAGGTAATTTCAGATAAACTAATCCCTTTCCCAACCGCGTCCAGGATATCCAGCAGCACATCATTCAGGCTTTCCAGGCCATGAAGCTGGTCATCTATAAACTCAGCCACCGCCACATCCCTTTCTTCTTCCGAAAAAGGCTGTACTTCCCAATCCAGGCCAGTAACTGCCAGCTTCCGGGTCTGCAGCTGGGAAAACAGGTGGGTGTCCTTCTCCTCCATTTCCTCAAACAATTCCATCTGTCGGAGCACGTTTCCTTCGTCCGCTTCCCGGAAAATTTCTGCCAGGCGGCGGGGGGAAAGGCCGCTGGAAGGATACTCGCTGTACTTATCCTGCGGATCCCCGATAGCAACGGCGGCCCGGATGGGGCGGCTTGCACCATCATCAATGGCAGGGTTATAAGCTTTCTGTTTCTTTTTTTTCTTAGCCATTTTTACCAGGCCCCCTTTCTGAAGTTGCTTCTGCGCCGCTGCACGGTTTTATATTCCGGCCTGGAAGCTGTGGCACGTACCGACTGCGCCAGGCTTACAGCCATCTGCAGTCCGTCCGGCGCGTCATCGTGCGCTCCCATTGGGAACTCGGTCAACTGTTTAATCAGTTCTTTGTGCTCCCGGCTGAATTTAATCCACTTATTTTTTACAAATGGCTGTAAGCTACGGATCCTTAGTTCCTTATTCGCAATTGACTGAATTTCTTCTATCGGGATGTATTCTCCGGCTTCTAATGCTTTAGCCGCCATCACATCTTTAAAAAAGTACTGGAACTGCACTGTTTCCACGCCAAATCGGTAATATCCTTTGTGTAAGTCCCGCTTGTAACGCCGGTGTGTCTCTATTACATCGTCTATGATCGCGTCCGGCTTGCGCCGCTCCACGCTGGCACCCACTATGTACATGTACCCACTATTGAGATCCAGGGCCAGGTCAATGATAGATGAGGTATCCGATTTTTTGTTTTTCCCCAGGGAAGGGTCATTCGCCCCGACCAGCAGATAGTTGGGTTTAGAAAAGTCCATCAGCTCCGGTTCGTAATAATCTAACCATTCTTCGTTAAAATCTGCGTTTTCAGGATCTATGGGATCGTTCTGCATCTCGCTATTGAACGATGCTGTACCCTCCGACACCCTCATTTCCATCAAATCATAGTAGGAAAACTTTTCTTCCCAGAGGACTTCCGTCCCTTCCAGCATTTCTTCCTTGTTGGCTTCAAAAAACGTTTTTGCATTTTCCTGGTGCTGTTCATCGAATAGGTTGGTGTATATCCGTTCCCATTCTTCCCACAAAAGCTGGTTGCTGGAAAAGGATATCACCGCCCGGTACTTTCTGCTCCGATATCTGGGGTTCTGCAGGACTTTGGAAAGTAAGGAATCATAATGGAGAACCGTACCAATATACATAATGTCTGTATAGGTATCTCCAGCTTTACTGACTGCCTTATCAAACCAGTTTTTGAGTTTTCGGCGCTGCTCCGGGGTCATAACATTTTCATCGTTTTCAACATCATCTAAAACGAACAGATCCGGCCTCCAGTTCCGATGCCTCCGGCCACGGATTTTTTTCCCGGAGCCGATGGCCTCTACCTTGATACCGGTCTTTGTGAGTATTACGCTGCCGCGCCATACCTTATCGCCTTTTACCTGTCCAAAATCCTGGATAATATGATAGTTGTCCTCCAGCTCCGTCTTGATATCGTCCAAAAATCCCTCTGCTTGTTCCGAACTGTCGGATAAGATGATTGGATAATGCTTGTACTGGTAAAGGATTGCATGCAGCGTACCCTTAAACGTAAAGTTCGTTGACTTGGCATGCCCTCTGGGTGCGGCTATGGCCTGCCGGCTTCCATCCTTACGGGAAATTGTTTTAGCCTCTGTGTAAGGATCCATCCCCTTTAATACGCCCTGCCTCCAGATATCGTCCAGCTCACCGTGGAAGGCCGGGGATTGGCGGATAAAGTAATGTGGCAGGTAGGCACGGCCAAAATATGCCAGGTCAAAAGCCGCTAATTGCTTCCGCAGGCCATTCTCCCCAAACAATTCCCCGCCAGCCTTATAAAGCCGGTTCAGTTCCTTCCGCCTTTCCCTGTTTTCAGGGCCTCGCAGGACATATTCTTCAAACAGGGCCTTCTGGTATGCCTCGTTATCTTTTATTTCCCGATCGTCCTCTTCCTCCAATTCCCGGAGGTACTCTTCCAGATCAATCATTCCTCCTGCACCATCCGTTCCTTTGCTTTGCTAAGGATTTCCTTCAGTTTCTCAGTGGATTCCGGATCCTGCTTAATTACCTTCAAAATTTCCGCTTCCATCTCTTCAAAAGCAATGTCCGCTTTACGTCTCATATCCTGCCGTACCCGGTCTTTATACACCTTAGTCCGGGACAGGGAGGCAATCAGGCGGCCTGCCTTATCCAGGGGCATCAGGTCAAACTCTTCTTCGGCTGTCGCCATCCGGTTCACCAGGCCGTTCATGGTCATCATGATCGCGGCTTCTGTGTAATCCGCCTCTGGATTCTCCCTGATCACACTGACAAGCTTATCCGTCTGCAGCTGCGCTTCTTTCAGGCGCTGCATAGCAGTATTGGTGCGGGCTGCATAGCGGCAGATCGAGGACTTGGATATCTCATAACCGGCTGTCTTCAGAAACTGGCTAATCTCCACATAGGTATTGCTGGTATCCGCCAGCATAAGATCAACCTGAAGGCGCAGCTGCTCCGGAAGCTCATCAATTTTACTGGTTATCCGTTTCTTGCTCCGCTGCTTTCCCATTAGATATCAACCCCCGGATCCTCAATTGTACCCTCTGCCAAATCCACACCCTCTTTTGTCAGCTTCAGGATTGCGTCATCCTGGTAAGCACGGAACGCTTTAACTGTCCCACCAGTGATTTCTACATACCCAGCATCCACCAGGTAATCGATGTACTTGGAAATATCCGGGGATAAAATCAAGCCGGATGACCATAAGGCACCAGCTATCTGGCGTGTAATAGCGGTATAGTTATACCCTTTTACCAGGCTTCGGATTATAAATCCACGTACTGCCTTATTCCTCTTTATTTCCTCCTGTTCCAGGCTATAACTGTCCACCTGTTTCACCCCTTCCCGCTGCTGTTTATAAGCAGTCTGTCTACTTTGTTATCCATCTTGCGGATAGAATCCTCTACCCCGTTCATGCTCCGGAAGAAATCTTCCCGCTGTACAAAGGTCGTAGCAAAATCACCCTTTATTCCACTCAAATCATTTTTAATGTTTGCTATCTCCGCCTCTGTTTTACTTTCTAACCTGTCGATCCGCTCATTCGTTTTTTTGTCATTTTCCTTAATTTGCTGTGTTGTCTGGGCGATCCCGTCTTTTATATCCTTAAACTGCTGTTTTGCCAAAAAAATCAATAGGCTAAAGCCAACGCTTAGGACCAGCCCTAATGTTATAATTTGCTCCATAAGCTATTTTCCGCCGCCGGTAAACCGGTCCGCCAGCTCCTTTACACGTTCCCAGCCGTCCATGGCAACCATAGCCACAATAAACGCCGCCAGAAAGGATGCAAAGACCATAAACCAGTCAATTACCTGCCTGCTGTATAAGACAAGGCTTATATATGCCAGCGGGCACAAAAGCAAAGACAGCAGTATGGTAAGCAGCTGCGTAGGCATTTTCCGGTCCAGCCATTCCCATTTTTTTAATACCTCGGTGATAACAGACACCAGGAATGCCATTAACCCGATAAACATAACAATTCTCGTTCCATCTGCAAAAATTTCCATCCCGTATCCTCCTTTAATTGACAAAAAAACAGAGCATGACGTAAGTCATGCTCTTAGGGTAACAATATGTTCTGGAAATGTTTAGGGGAAACATTTCCGGTAAATTAGGTTTCTTTCGGCAGATAATCATAAATATCATATTGACCGATGATAGGCTCATCCTTCAATACATTTTCAATCTGGCGTATCGTCAGATCATATTTTTCCGCCAGTTCTTTTGAGTTATAGCCATTATATTCCGCCTTAATCCTCCGGTTCCTGGCAGGGGCAATTATGTTTTCCGCCTTCGGGAAATAAATTTCATCCCCACGGGCATAATCCGCCAACTGTACAAACTTCTCTATTCCAATAATGGCGGCCACGTTTTGGTACCGTTCGGCAATGTCGTCCATCTCTGTCTCTTCGATCAACTCCTTCAGCAATTCTGCTTTCATACGTTCTCCTTCCTTAAAATAAAAAAGCTGCTAACCAATATCGTCAGCAGCTTTCTTCAATATCTTTATTTACTCCATTTCAACGTAATCCTATGACTCTTCACACCATCAAACCAACTCAAAACAGGAGCGTCTCCCCAGCTATCAATAATCTTATCTGCAGGCCAGGTTTCCCCTTCCGGGGACTCAATCAGCAGGCCACCAGCTTCTGTCTCTGCCACGCTCCATCCTTCTGGAAGTTCCATTTCGACTTCTTCACTCACATCTGCATGTGGGTGTTTTGTCTCCACCGTAAATATAACCTGTTTCTCATGAGCCAGCACTCCATAATTTGCATAGCCTTTTATTTTTTCCATTCCTATTCCTCCTGTTCTATTTTCCTTTCAGCCTTTCCAGTTTCTCAAGGATAAGCTTCTCCACCCACAAGGGAGGATTGCTTATTTCCCGATCCCAATTTTCCAGGGTGCGGATTGGCATTCCGAACTCCCGGGCCATTTCTGCCCGGCTCATCCCTATTGCTTCCCGAGCTTCTTTAATCCGCTTTGACATTTTTTTCTCCCAATTGTATAATATTATTGGATGGGGCAAGCGGCGGCAAGACCGCCCGCCCTGTCCATCACCCTGCCTGCCTTAATCGGCGGGCTTTTCTTTTTTTGCCATTTCCCGGACTTCTTTCACAGCTGCTTCAACATCTTCCATGTTTTGGCATGCTGCAAATTTGTCTGCTACCAGGGTCAACAGGATTTCCATCTGCTTGTCTGTCATGTTCTCTTCCATACCTTCTCCTTTCTCTGCTTGCCCAGCTATTTGTTAAAGGCAATCCTTTAACTGTCTTTATTATACCACCTATTAGGTGGTATTGCAAGAGAAATCGGAAGAAAAGCTGCTAACAATATGTGGTTTTCAATGTGCGATTTTTTTCTATCCCTCCTGTGCATTAGGACACTCTTCTTCCATACCAACAAAGGCACAGGTTTCTTCATACAGGTAGCAATAGCCACCTGTATTATATATGCAGTTTTCCATCTTACCTCCTTCGAACCGGCAGGTACATGTAAAAGCGGCCCGTCCTGGTAATTACCCCATTTTGTACCTCTACTCCGAATTCCCCCTTTGAACTTGGGTTCACTGGAATGATTTTCAGCCGATCCTTTTGTTCCTTTTTATTTTTCATTATGGCTCCTTTACTCTTGGATTGTATATCCGTTCTCCAGATAGGTATTCTTCCTCTTTCCGCTGTTGCCCCAGGAGCTGGCGCATCCGGTTCAGGAATCCCCTGTTTTTTTCTTCGGTAAAAAACTGCACCACCTTTTCATCCCGCTTCACTAAATCTTTATTTTCACGTCGGCTCCTCCGGCTTTTCTGCAGTTTGGTAGCCACTCTGTTCCGTTCCGCCTGGTCTTTGGCAAACTCCATAGCATGCAGAAAATCCTGTACCTTGCGGTCTTCTTCGTTTACTTTGTCATATGCGAATCGATATTCCTGGCTGCAGGCATCCACAAAATTCAAAAAATGCTCTAATTCTGCAGCCGGACTATTTTTGTCCATAAAGCATCCCTCCTAAATTCTTAATAAAAGGATACAGGCTATTCCATACCATAATGTACGGTTGTCCTTATGGTTTCCCAAAAAAAATCGGATACACAGGTATATTTCAGTAGAAATTAACAGGAGGTGGCATATTGTCTCATATACGGCTTTCAAAATAGGTAACACGATTTTTCCTCCTACCTGTTATCGGCTTGCTCAAGCCATTCCAATGCTTCTTCAAAGGTTGCCTCATTATGTTCTGTTGTGTTCACTTGAAGGCTCGTTAACGTGTCACGAATTGCTTCACTTTCCATATATTCTGCAGAAGAGAATAAAACGATTGTAAAGCCATCTATCGGCTCAAATTGTATATAGCAGCCATCCGAATCCCCATCCATATCTATTTCCGGTATTGCTTCATATAATAGATCAAATATTTCCTTCTTTTTTGATTTCCTTAGGTCTTCGAATTCTTCTGCGCCTTCCTCATCCAGTATTTTCTGGATATCATTCAAAAGTTCAATTATTTTTTTCCTTTCCTGGGATTCCTTATTCTTTTCGTCCTCTGCAGGAGAAACTCCACAGCAGCTTTCCCGGAGCTGGTAGGTTTCCTCTGGTGATAAACCGATGTCTTCATATTCCTTAAGTTTCCACAGAGCACCATACAATACCTCCTGTAGCGGCTCCGTGATCGTTTTTCCCGCCCGTAAATCCTTCCAGGGAACACCTTTAAGCGCCCAATTTCCTTGTCCATCGTGTTCTGTTAATCTATTCATATCCTGTCCTCCTAAATTCTCATTTATGGCTATTCATTTTCTTAAATCCTTGGAAATCTGCCACACCATAGCTTCCATCTGCACAAAAATGTTCTTGGTTTAACTTCGGTGCTTGAATTACCTCACTTCTTATTCCTAAACATGCATCCTTTATCGTTTCGAATGCCAATCTTTCAGAGTCTGTAGCAACCCCATTAAATAATTTACCGCATAACCTGCATTTAAAAATTGTTTGATATGTAGCCATTGTTTTCTCCCTTATAGTAATCATTTACAGGTCTTTTTCTTTCAAAAGCCTTCCAATACTAGCAATTGTTGTTTTACTGTTATACGGAAAAGTTACTTCAAATAGCGTATCATTTTTAAAAGCTTTTCTGGCCTGTAAAGAGCACATATTTCCCTCAAAAGAAATCGACTTAAATCTTGTCCAATATTGTGTATAATTACCAAATGCTTTTAATGCTTTTTGGTATGTCTTGTACTGCACACCTTCTAGGAGTTCATACCCTAATTTTTCTTTATTAATTACAGAAAAAGATTCATTGTAATAATTACACAACCTATTACTTCCTATTTCTCGAATGACAACACAATCCTTTTCTAAATGGTCTATAAATCCAACAAGAAAGTCATTCACTTTTAGGGAAGTATTCGCAAAAACTAAATCTCCTGTCTTTAATTCTGATCTGCTGAACATATATGACTTAATGTATTCCTCCCTTTCTTCAAAAGGAGCATATAATACACCAGGAATAATTCTAGTGATTATTGCCATTAAAATTCTTTCTTTGTCTGACATATGGCACCTCCTAGAGTTCAACTTAATCTATCGTTTCTACTTCAAAAGGTATCCACATTTTGGGGTTATAGTTTAGCGTATATTTATACTTTTCTATGTGGTTTACATCCAGGTCTTCTACTACGTAAGTAACGTTATCGCTCAACCCTACAAAATGCTTTTTATAGCTGCCATCTTCATTTTCCACAATAATTTCAAGCTGATTATCTGCTGTATCCGCCTTGATAGACATTTTACCTGTCATCTGGAATAAGGTATCCCCTTCCAGACAGTTAATCACAGTCAACTGCCGAACTACATTAAAGTTATCTGCCTCCTGGGACAGATTGTAGGATACCCTCTGGGCCTCCGATCCACAGGCAGATAGGAAGGCCGCGTTTCCTATCAGGAACAAACACATCATTAATACAAATACTTTTTTCTTCATTTCTTTCTTCATTTCTTTTTCCTTTCCCGGCCTACCGGCCTCTTACGGTATATAAGGATAAAAACCCCATGGCAATAGCAACTAAAACGGTTCCCTCTGGCGGCATGACAGGGGTAGGCTGCACCCCTGCCCAATACATCAACATAAGTGCAAATATCATTTCAAAGATACCTAAGCCTATTCTTAATTTATCGTCTTCCATTTTTCCTCCATGATGTCAATCTTCCTATTCTATTTTTTATTCACTTTGGCTGCTTTTCCCCCTATACTCTTACGGTATAAGCCAGGCTAATCCAACCGGCTCCAGACTTCAAGCGACCCCATCCATTCTGTTCCTCGATCACTGTATACTTTTTCTTAGTGCCCGGTTCTTCATTAATGGCTCCTACTTCTTCATAGACAATCCCTGGCCCCTTCCGGATCCGCAGACTGTTTACTGTGGTATTCACCAGATAAGCCTCATCTTCTTTTCGGGTATATGCCAGACTGATCCAACCTGCACCGGATTTCAAGCGGCCCCAACCATTTTGTTCCTCTATAATGGTGTACAGATTCTTTTTACCAGAGGCTTCATTAATGGCCCCCACTTCTTCATAAGTCGTACCCGGCCCTTTCCGGATCCGCAGGCTGTCTACTGTGGTTCGGATCCGGTACAAAAAGATTCCTTCCGGCTTCAGCTCCGGTTCCGGACCATTCTCTATCTCGTTATCTGCCGCTCCGTCAATTTCAAGAATATTATTCAGGATCGTAATTATCTTATTTCCATATCCGGCCCCGGCAGCCCAGCCCACTTTTTTCGGGTTCTCCTGGATTCCCAGCCATTCAAAGTAAGGGCTGGTTCCCCTTTTTACATACTTAAAGCGTTCGTCCACACAGTCCTGCTTCAGCTTCTGCGTGGACGCATAGGCTTTCAGGTGCTGGATCTGTGCCCGGATTCCTGTCCGCAGATCCGGGAAAATGGTTCCACGCATTCCATTCTGGGTTACGCCGTGCCCGCAGAAATTGTACTGGTCAAAGGTAACGGCAGATCCGGCAAAGGTATCGTTTCCCGTTTCCAGACAGCGCTGCGCCCAGGCTCCATCCGCGCGGATGTTCTCTATCGTTCCCTCTTCCAGGTAGATCTGCGCATGTTCCAGCGCATAAGGGGCAGCTGCCGGATTTTTGCTTATCAGATATGCTGCCATCTGCTCCGCCGTTGCTACGCTCTTCCCGGTTATCTTGGTCAGTTCTTCCTTCTCCGGTTCTGCCAGTCCGGCTTTAAAGGCCTGCCAGGCTTCCCCGTTTGTTACGTAGGGAGAAGGACATATTTTCCCTGTAACATCGTAGTGGCGCAGGACGTTTTCAACCGGGATTCCATATTCCTGCATCTTCTCACGCACCAGATCCTGGGCGGCCTGTTCTGTTGCTGGCTCAAAGTACCAGTCTGGATCCGATGCCAGCAGAGTGGAACTGTCTTTCTTGCGCACCGCCATTTCTATGCCGATGCTATTGCTGTTCCGGCATTCCGGATGGACATATTTTTGTGCCCCACAGTGCCAGGCAATGTCCCCGTCCTCCACGCACTGGTACAATTTACCATCATGGCCCACGATATAATGTGCAGAGGCACCTACATACTGGCGGTACCAATAATCCAGCAGATTTTCAGCCGTAGAGAGGCCTCCAAAATAATGAACCACGATATACTTAACGCGGTTTTTGTCATTTTTTTTGGTAAAATTATAAGGTGTCAACTTCTTCGTTACTTCCATCTTCTATGTCCTCCTCTCCATAAAATCCCATGCTGTCCGGGTCAAGCTGCGCCCGGTACTCTTCCAGTTCTGCTTCACCCATGGCTGCAATCTGTTCCTGCAGGCGCTGCAGTTCATGATCATCCATGTGTTTAGTCGCTTCACTCCTCATAATCAATCCTCCTCGTAATCCAGCTTGATAGCTGTCTTGGTTTCCACGATAATTACCTTCCGGATCTCCTGCAACATATAGTCTAGCCCTTCTTCAGGCAGGAAGGCCTTAATTAACTCCCCGTTTTTAATCCGATGGATATAAAACAGTTCCACATCATAATCCCCGTCCGGGGACTTTCCAAAAACAGCCTCCAGGGTTTCCAGATCTTTTTCATAGTCTCCCTTCAGCTTCTTCAGCAGTAGCTTTTTCTGGCTTGCATCCGGCGCCGGGCTTAAGCCATCCAGGAAATCCTCCAGGCTTTCAAAGCTATAATCCTCCGTAAATATGGCCTTCAGGGCCTGCTCCAGCTTTTTGTCATAGTCATAGGACGGTTTTACCGTAACCGTAACCTTGCTGTCAAAAAGCCCTGGTGTTAGCAGGGCTTTTAACTTGTCTACGTTCAGGACTTCCAGGCTCATGGCATCCGTTACGCTGCAGCTGCCGGTATCCCCATAAAACTTCACATACCTCTCATTGTGATCATCAATATATGCCAGGCCCCGCGCCTGCAGCTCCGCCTTGATCTGGTTGGCCTGCTTTGCATTTGCTTTCCGCTGTTTGTCCAGTGTCACCCACTCAGCAATCAGTTCTCTGGTTTCCTTATCCTTCAGACTGCTCATGGGAGGCCTCCTTTCCGGCTGCTATCGCTATGCAGCCCCTGCAGATACCCTTCCCGGATATTGTTACCACGCCATCCATTTCGCCGCAGAAAATACAGCGCGGCTGGTACTGCCTCATAACCAGTTGGTTATCCTGGGTAACTTCCAGTTCCATAGCGTCCTCTGGTTCCCAGCCCATTTCCCGGCGTACGGAAGCGGGGATGCTCATGCCGCCCCGT